ACCGAGCGCATCGCCCGCATCATTGGTGAAGATGGTGAGCCATCGACCGTCAAGATGAACCCAGGGCAGCAAGAGCCGGTCAAGCGGATTGTGGACCAAGAAGGCGTGTTGATCGAGAAGATCTACAACCCCGGCGTTGGCAAGTACGATGTGCGCGTGATTACCGGTCCTGGCTACGCCACCAAGCGTCAAGAGGCTTTGGAGAGCATGGCCCAGTTGCTGCAAGGCAACCCACAGTTGTGGCAAGTGGCTGGCGACCTGTTTGTCAAGAACATGGACTGGCCCGGTGCCCAAGACCTTGCCAAGCGGTTCAAGAAAACCATCGACCCCAAAGTGCTGGCCGATGATGACGATCCAGCCTTGGCCGCTGCCAACCAGCAGATGCAGGCCATGCAGGCTGAGATGGAGAACATGTTCCAGATGTTGCAAAACGTCAACCAAAGCATGGAAGTCCGTGACTTGGAGATCAAAGAACAGGCCAACCAGATCAAAGCATTTGATGCCGAGACTAAGCGCATCAGCGCCGTGCAGGCTGGCATGAGTGAGCAGCAAATTCAAGACATCGCCATGGGCGTTGTGGCTGCTGCGATGGAGAGCAACGACAATATGGTCATGATGAATGAGCAGCGTCAGATGCCTGAGATGCAGCCAGAGATGCAGCCTGAAATGATGCCACCTCAAGGAGAGATGAATGAAATGCGCTGATTTTGTAGGCGAACTGTTCTTGGCCCGCGACGTGGCCCACTCGGTTCACCTGAACACCCGCAGCTTCTCCAAGCACTCGGCGCTGAACACGTTCTACGACGAAGTGATCGACTTGGCCGACAAGTTTGCCGAGGCGTATCAAGGCCGTCATGGTCTAATTGGACCCATCAGCTTGATGAGTGCCAAGAAAACCACGAACATCATTGAGTTTTTGGAGCAGTCCCTCAAAGACATTGAGGATATGCGGTACGAGGTGGTGAGCAAAACCGACACCCCGATCCAGAACATCATTGATGAAATCGTCGGCTTGTATTTAAGCACTTTGTACAAGCTCAAGTTCTTGGCATAATTCACCCAACAAGGAGCCTATTTTGGAACTTCTCAATCCCCTCACCAAAGCCAATTTCCCGGCTCAAACTGCCTCTTTCACAGGCACAGCGGCCAACACATCTGGCTGGCCCGCTGGTCCTGAAGGCGTCATGGTCTGGTCCACAGAACCTTGCTACATTGAAGTCGGCGAAGGCGCTGTGGCAACCACTGCCAGCACACCGATCCCCGCATTTACACCCATCCCGTTCAAAGTGGCAATCAGCACCAGCGGTCTATGGCGCGTAAGTGCCATCCAGATCTCGTCTGCTGGCGTGGTGTACTGCAAACCCATGAACACAAAATGAGCTTCCTTGCTGTTCGCAACGCTGTTGGCATTGGGCTGGGTGGCATTATTTCGCTGTTCGGCGGTCGCGGCAGCGAACAGGCACAAAGCAACCTTTTAGCAGAAGACGGCGACAACCTCGTGCAAGAGGATGGCGGTCTGATCCTTTTGGAGTAACACATGCCCGCTGTATCACTTTCAATTTTTGGCGGCGTTGGTGCTCAGTTTTTTGACAACAACGGCAACCCGCTGTCCGGTGGCAAGATTTACACCTACGAGGCTGGCACATCGACACCGCTGGCTACCTATACCTCGTCATCTGGCAACACCGCCCACACCAACCCAATCATTCTGAACTCGGGTGGTCGTGTGCCTTCCGGTGGTGAAATTTGGAATGCGATTAGGTTGTACAAGTTTGTGCTTGAAACCAGCGCAGGTGTTTTGATTGCCACGTATGACAACGTGGGCAGCAGTTTTAACGCCACTGCAATCATTGCCAACTTTACTGGTAACGGCTCTACTGTTGCATTTACGCTGGCAAGCGCACCCGCAGGTGAAAACTCAACCAACGTGTACATCAACGGGGTGTACCAGCAGAAAAACACGTACAGTATTGCTGGCGCTGTTCTTACATTCTCAGAAGCACCCCCACTTAATTCTTCAATTGAAGTCAACTACGTTTAAGGAACAATCATGGCAGACACCAAAATTTCAGCACTCCCAGCAGCAACAACCCCGCTTGCGGGGACTGAGGTGTTGCCGATTGTGCAAGGTGGAGTAACTGAAAAAGTTGCTGTGGATGATCTAACCGTTAAAAATGTACGATCTAACGCAACAAGCGGTATTTTGCAAGTTACTGGCCCCGGCGCTGGCACAACTCGTGTCATGACTGTTCCTGACGCTAGTTTTACAGCCGCCCGCACCGATGCTGCGCAGTCGTTTACTGGCAATCAAACCCTATCTGACGGCAACCTCGTCATCGGCACCTCGGGCAAAGGCATTGACTTTTCTGCCACACCGGGCACAGGTACAAGCGAGTTGCTGGCTGACTATGAGGAAGGTACTTGGACACCAATAGTTGTTGGCAAAACCACAGCGGGAACAGGAACATACAGTACTCAAAGTGGTTTCTATACCAAAATGGGCAATATGGTCACGTTCTCAGCAATTCTTGGTTGGTCTGCACATACAGGCACAGGCAACATTCAAATTCAAGGTTTGCCATTCGCCATCACCAATGGAAATTACCGAGCCGCATATCCAATTATTGCGGAAACACTGACCTATCTTGGTGAGCTTGTAGCAATTAACGCGGGAAGCAACACTTACATTGATTTGTTGCAACAAGTAACTGCTAGTGGATTAACTGGAGTGACGATGGATACGAATGTTGGCTACATGGTAATTTCTGGCTCTTACCTAATCAATTGAAGAAAGATTGCAATGTCTTTAACAAAAGTATCTTATTCAATGGTGAGTGGGGCGCCATTCAATGTTCTTGATTTTGGCGCTGTTGGAAATGGTACAACTGATGACACTGCGGCTATTCAAGCAGCAATTAATGCAGCCTATGCAAATGGTGGTGGTCAGGTTTATTTTCCCGCACGAACATACAAAATTACATCGACACTGACTTTAAAGTCAAACATTCGATACCAAGGCGAGGGGACTGCAAGTTTTTATCCAAGTAGTCCTGCCACTCAAAAAGGCGCAACCCTGTTATGGGCTGGTAACTCAGCCTCTACCATTTACATGGTGGAGTGTTACAACACTTGGGCCGTTATTTGGGATAGCATCAGCTTCCTTGGTGATTGGACTTACGGCAGTTCTTCTGAACTTCGAGCTATAAACATCGCCACAAATGAAGCAACAAAGATTGATGCAAACAGCCAAAGAAATTACATCTCAAATTTCAGCATTCAAAAATGCAAATACGGTGTTTCATTTGGTGGTGGCTTTAGCCAAACAGCGGGTAATGTTGATGGATGGATTGTAGAAAAATTCATCATAGATGTTTGCGACACTGGCATCTATTTAAACTGCATCAACATTGCGTATTCAGAAATACGAAATGGTCTTTGTTCTACGACAGGCCCAGGCGTTTTTGTAAATTATTCAAACTGGATAAAAATTGATTCGTTGGCGTTTTATGGACAACTTGGATCAACTGCAAATACCGGACTTATTACCTTAACTCCAAATGCCGGGCTGGTAACTATTTCTAATAGTCAGGCAGAAGTAGATGTTGGTCAGGTCGGATATTTCTTTGTCATATTTGTAGATGGTATCAAATACACACCTACAACTTTTATTGGCAATAGTGTTGATTTGCCTATTAAAGCCTTGTATGCACAAAAGTCCTTGACTTTTATTGGTAATCAACTTTTTACCTATGTGTATTTGGACACCCAAGCGGGTTCAAATGTTGTTAGTATCAATGATTACGTTACCGCAGCAGGCGGCGCATTTCAATCAGGTAGCGTGAAAAACAACATCTCTATTACTTATGGTGACGGCGATGGTACGTTTACCCCCACTATTTTAAAAGGCTCAACTCCGATCACAGCAACTACGGCTGTTGGTTCTTGGGTTAGAAAAGGTCAGACTGTTTATATTGAAGTGTATGTGCAAGTAACTGGGTCAACATCTAGCGCATCGGGAAGTTATGTTATAGGCAATTTGCCTTTTTATTCAAAAACGGATGGAATTACATCTTATTTCCCTGCGGGGACATTTACTTTGAATGGTGTTGACTATGGTCTTGCAACTCCCCATTTTTTAAAAATAGGTGACAACTCCATAGCTGCCACAATTTTTGGCACAAACGCTGCCACCAATTGGTCTAGTGGAGATTTAATTATTGGATTTAGTGGTACTTATCAAGTGCCGGACTATCCTACCCCCAATCCATAATTCATCAAACCAAGGAAATATCATGTCTTTTGAAAAAATTACTTTTGTTGATCTGATTGAAACACTCAAAAACAATTCGGTCCAAGTTCGTACCAAAACCGTCATCAAAGAAGACGGCGTTGAAATCAGCAGCAGGTTCCACCGCCATGTTGTCGCCCCCGGCGATGATTACAGCGCCGAAGATGCCAAAGTGCAAGCCATCTGCGCTGCCATGCACACTGCTGACGTTGTGGCCGCATACAAAGCATTGCAAACCAATGTTGCACAGCCAGAGTAATCTGCTGTAAGATAACCCAACCGTACCGGTGAGGTTCACCGGGAACTCACACGAGTTAAAAATGACTGATGAAGTCCAAGCCTTAGCGGAAGTTGACTCCGCGCAAGCACCCGAGGTGACGGCCACCACGGACAATGCACAAAATGCGCCGGTAGTAGCTGAGAATCAAGACGGTAGCACCCAAGAGGAAAAGAAGTACTCGCAGGCTGAAATCGACGCGATGATTGGCAAGCGCCTCGCAAGAGAACAGCGCAAATGGGAACGTGAGCAGCAGGCAAAGCAGGCACCCGTGCCAGCAATGCCAACGGATATTCCGACAGCAGATCAATTTGACAGCCCACAGGCATACGGTGATTTCATCCGTGCCGAAGCTGAAAAGCTGGTCCAACATCGGGAAATCCAGAATCAACGCGCTGAGATTGAGGAAACCTTTGCAGAGCGTGAGGAAGAAGCCCGGTCTAAATACGATGACTTTGACCAAGTTGCGTATAACCCGAATCTTCGAGTCACCGATGCGATGGCCGAAACCATCAAAGCGTCTGACCTTGGACCTGATCTGGCCTATTGGCTGGGCAGCAACCCCAAGGAAGCTGAACGCATTTCTCGCTTGTCGCCACTGTTGCAAGCGCGTGAGATTGGAAAAGTTGAGGCTAAATTAACTGCCGAGCCTTTCCAAAAGAAAACATCGTCCGCGCCTGACCCGATTCGTCCGGTAACCGCACGAGCAACCAATCCAGGTGTCACTGACACCACCGATCCTCGGTCTACCAAGACACTGAATGTATCGGACTGGATTGCTGCCGAGCGCCAAAGACAAATCGACAAAGCACGGGCAACCCGCAACCGCTAAATAGGAAATCATCATCATGAGCAATTCGATCCTTACCATTGACATGATCACCCGCAAGTCGCTCGAAATCCTCGAGAACAACTTGGTGATCACCCGCAACGTGAACCGTCAGTACGACGACAGCTTCGCTGTCTCAGGTGCCAAGATCGGTTCCACACTGCGTATCCGTTTGCCCGACCGTGCTTTGGTCACTGACGGTGCCGCCCTGCAAGTTCAGGACGACAACGAACAGTTCACCACTTTGACTGTTTCCAGCCAAAAGCACATCGGCATCAACTTCACATCCGCTGAATTGACCATGCAGATGGACGACTTCGCAGAGCGTGTCTTGAAGCCACGTATCAGCCAGTTGGCCTCTACCGTGGACGCTGACGTTGCCAACGCATACAAGCTGGTCGGTAACTCTGTCGGCTCCCCCGGCAATGCCCCATCGACCGCCCTGGTGCTGTTGCAAGCCCAGCAGAAGCTGAACGAGAACGCCGCCACCATGTCGCCTCGTTACGCTACCGTGAACCCTGCCGCTAACGCTGCTTTGGTGAACGGCCTGTCTGGTTTCTTCAACCCCACAGATGTCATCTCGCGCCAGTTCAAGAACGGCATGATGGGTGAGCAAGTGTTGGGCTACGAAGAAGTCAACATGAGCCAGTCGATCAAGGTCCACACTTGCGGCACCCGTGCTGCTACTGGCAACACCACTGGTGCCAGCGTGACTGCTGAAGGCGCAACCACTCTGACATTGACTGTCGGTTCTGGTGAAACCATCAACCCCGGTGACGTGTTCACAATCGCTGACTGCTTTGCAGCCAATCCACAGACTCGTGAGTCCACAGGTTCGTTGTTCCAGTTCGTGGCGATCTCGTCCTCCACCAGCACTACCACAGCTACTGTGACTGTTGCCCCAATGTACTCGGCCAGTAACGCCCTGTGCACGATGGTCAGTTTGCCTTTGACTGGCAAGGCTGTGATCTTCGTTGGTGCCGCTAGTGGTTCGTTCCCCCAGAACTTGGTGTACCACAAGGATGCCATCGCGTTCGCCACTGCTGACCTGTTGCTGCCACAAGGCGTTGACATGGCAAGCCGTGCCGTTCACAACGGTATCAGCCTGCGTGTTGTTCGTCAGTACGACATCAACAACGACCGTATGCCTTGCCGTGTTGACGTTTTGTATGGTTTCAACACCATCCGTCCACAAATGGCTTGCCGCATTTTCGGCTAAATCGAACCGGGGGCTTCGGCCCCTGCTTTCAAACCACTTTAAAAGGAAATTATCATGGCACTCCCAAACGGCGCAGGCGGTTACCAAGTTGGTGACGGCAATCTTGGCGAAATCAGTTTTTCCAACACCAGCGCACCCGTTGCATTGACTGGCGCGGCTGTCACCATCACAGCAGACAATTTGGCTGCTGGTGTGTGTACCATGGACTCAGGCGGCACAGACGCTGGAGCCTATGTATTCCCCACAGGCGCATTGCTTGACGCTGCGTTCCCTAGCCTTAAAGTTGGCTCAACATTTGACTGCGCTTTCATCAACCTTGGTGACAATGCAGCAAACGATGTGGTCTTCACCGCTGGCACGGGCAACACCCTTGTTGGTAACGACACGATCCAAGATTCGCTGACCAAAACCAGCAACACATCTGGTACGTTCCGTTTCCGCAAAACAGGTGACGCAGCGTACTCAATCTATCGCGTTGCTTAATTCTTGAGCAACTGGTAAAACGGGGCTTCGGCCCCGTTTTCACATGGAGATTTGAATGAACATTGTCCTCGTACACCCTGAGTTTGGTGCCAAAGTTGCTACCAACGAAGCTGAAATCGTCAATGATGAAAAAAACGGCTGGACACGGTACAATCCTGACACACCTGTCGAGGTGGCATCTGAGCCGGTAGTCGAAGCGCCAAAGCGCAAGTACACCCGCAAAGTGACCGATCAACCTGTCGAACAGCCCAACGAAGTCCCATCGTTTTTGACTTCGGCAAGCGACGAATCCGAAGGAAACTGAAATGGCTTCTGCGATCTACGCAATAGTAAACAACGTTACACGAGACATGTACGTTGGTTCAGCAGTTGCTGTAAGTCGCAGATGGGCGGCTCACATGTGCAATCTCCGCAAAGGCAAACATCACTGTGAGCATTTGCAAAACGCCTACCGCAAGTACGGTTCAAATGCGTTTGACTG